AACCAGTAAAGACCAGAAGCAGGATGAGGAACAGGTCGAGTCGCTCTACGCCGCCTACCCCCGGAAGATCGGCAAACCCGCAGCACTCACCTCAATCCGCAAAGCACTCAAACGGGAAGCCGCCAAGGCTGACCTCGGCATGACGCCAGCCGCCCTACTCGCCAAGACCCGACTGTGGGCGACCGCCTGCCAGCAACGCACTGCCGAGGAGCCGGACAGTGCGAAATACATCAAACACCCGTCCACATGGTTCAATCAGCAGTGCTACCTAGAACCGGCAGCCGAGTGGGGCATTAAATCAAAGCCTAAAAGCCTTTCTTCTCAACTAAACGACGAAGTTATCCGCGCATCCGAGCGTGACCTAGACAACTAAACGACGAAGTTATCCGCGCATCCGAGCGTGACCTAGAAAAAACCCGCAAACTCCTCGAAAGCCTATGAACGTATCAACGAACTGCCCGAACTGCGGCCAACACATCAGCATGGATGTACCCGGCGAGCCGCCCCCACTGATCAACCTGCTCCACATGGTTCACTGCACCCCATGCAGCACCCTGTTTGAGAGCCGTAGCCGCACAAAGCAACGCATAGAATCGCTTCAGGAACGCATCAGGCATTCCACCGACAAAGAAGAAATACAACGCCTCTCAGGCAGCCTGACAGCACAATACACCTCGCAAAAGATGCTAACCGCCAAGATTGAGGACAAGAAGGCAACAACGCATGAAAAAGATTCAATCGACAAACCCGCCACAACGTCTCTACCTTGGTGATGCGGTGTATGCACCTTACGCAGATACCGTTTAATGGCTCACAGTTAGCCGCTGTGGAGCCGCAACAAGGAGAACGGATACTTTATGCTAGATGGAGACAAGAAGCCTGTAAGCGGCGTTAAGCACACCTTTTTTACCGCAGCACACTGCGACCTGTGCGAGTGCCTGCTAATCATGCGTGAACGGGTGCTGGTAACCGCCCCGCCGGGAGAACGAACCGACCGGGCCATCAACAACTTCCGCCAAGGCATATCCATGCTGCTAGGCGACCAACCCCTATGCGACGAATGCGAAGCCGAAGTGGCCGAGGAAGTCCTGCAAGGCGTTTACGGTGAAAACACCGATACACGATAAATGGGCAAGCATAGCAACAAACGTCCTGAAGATTCCGCCAAGACGCCTGACGCGCAGCGAGGTGGACAGCGTGATGATCGGCCTCGGCCCGCACTTCCCGCTCCTGACGGAGAAGCTGACCAGCCTGCGCCTACAGATCAAGCCGCTACGGGGAGTGAGGTAGCTAACCCGCTCGGTCCGGCTCCTGACTTGGCGGTTATCGATCCAGACGGCCAAGCCATCATTTTCGAGCAACCCAAGAAAGGGTCAGGCAGCAAGATGCCGAACGATACGTATCGGTCGATCATTATGCTGCTGCGTGAGGGCGTCCCAATCGTTCACCTGAGCGACCGCTACGGTGTCGCCACAACAACCATCCACGAGATGAAGAAACGACACAACGACGTGATACCGCCCCACCGTGAGGTGATGGCGCGTAAGAGCGAGAACCTGCGCGAGGTGTTGTCCGACAAGATGATTGAAAGCGTCCAGAGCGGGAGAATGTCACCCAATCAATATGCGTTCTCATATGGCGTGATTTCCCAGCATTACCAAACCGAGCAAGGGATAGGGCAGACCAAGCACGAACATATCCACGTTTCCCTCGACAAAAACGAACTTGGATCACTGCTTTCCGGGTTGAACGGTGAAGCAGCAGAGAAGAAAACTAAGGGTGACGTTGATTTGCCCCCACAAAAACAGGGCGATGCGTGAAACTGGCCAATTTCTGGCCCACAAAGGGGGGGGCGGGGGGTCGGATTTGCCGGACGGAAAAGCGCGACGGATAAGAGCAGAACTATTTTTTAGCCAATAGCCATGAACGCCACACACGCCACACCGCCATATCGAGGTTTCCCGCCCTGCCCGCTATGTGGCGGCCCTGCGCGGGTTTATCGGTACAAGCGGATGTTCAAGATTAAATGCAAGGCGTGCCGTTTGGAGGTACGCGAAAGCCTGCGGGAAGTGGACGGCGTGCCGCAGTTCGCGCTTTCGACAAAACCATTGATGCTGCGTTGGCTCAAGCGAGGAGCGTGGAAATGCGGCATGACGATACCAACACCATGACGAAAGAAACGACCCTTTGCGCCACACTCGGCATAGACCGCAAGGAACTACGCACTGCCCGGCAGGACGGCACCTACACTTTGGGCGAGGACTACGCCAAGGTCGGCAGTTCGATTTGCTGGACGGACGCGGGGAAGCGTAAACTGGCGAAGGTTGCGGATGTGGATGTGGCCGATCTGGAACCGGAGAACGGTGAGGAGCGGGGTGCTGTTGTTTTGAAGGCGCGTATATTCAATCACCGCCTGATTCGGTGTGACGTTGAGGGCATAAAGGAGCCGCAGATTGTGAATGTCGGGGAGAACCGGCTTTACCGTCCGGGCGATCAGATACTGGTGGAACGAAGGGGGAACGGTTGGCGTGGAACAAGGAAGCCGAAAGCACAAGTGCGGGGTTAAGGCCGAGCATGGCATTCCTACTGCGAAGGAGTGCGAGGAATTTAACCGTAAGGCGAATGAATGGCTGCGGAAGCGCGGCCTGCGCGTTGGGTTTGACAGCCTGAACTACGGCAAGGATGATAACGAACAGGCCAGTAAGGACTAGAGTCACGGGAGAGCCGTGGACGGGAGGTTTTCGTTTCCGCGTAAAAGCGGTGGCTCCGGCCTCCCTAGTGAACACCTTACTGGCCTCCTCTTTGTCAGTCATCACTGAGCGGCAAAACGGTTTGTCGATCATTCCGCATGAATCTTGATTGTGAAACGGCATGAACTGTTGGCACTGTAACACTGAATTGATTTGGGGCGGCGACCATGATTACGAGGATTACGACTTTGCCGGTGAGGGCATTGTAACGAATCTCTCATGCCCTGAGTGTGGTGCGTTTGTTTTGGTTTACTCAAGTGAGCCGAAAGAAGCGGAAGAGCCGGAAGAAGCGGAAGCATGAATCTTGAACCGCAAACCCCGGAAGAACTGCTGGACACCTGTCTGTCGTGGCCGCCTTCCCGGTATCTCGGNCTNACGCGGGAGTGGTTGGCATCGCAGGTAGCCGAGAAGGGGCAGGAGCGTGTTACCGATTGGTTGCATGACTATTTTTACAAGAAGCTGCGACCGTCGTTTCTTGATCCGTACCGGCATTGCGTTGTACCGGAGCATTGGAAGGATGCTAGGCGGTTGCTTGAGGAGAACGACCGGCTGTTGATCAGTGGGGGCAACAGATCGGGCAAGTCGTACTTTTCGGCTCATTACGTTGTCAACATGATGATGGAGAAACCCGGCAGCCGGATTGCGATGTTCAGCATGACTGCTGCGAGCAGTGTGCGTGACCAGCAACCGAGCGTGTTCATGCACTTACCGTTGGAGTACAAGCACATCAAGAAAACGAAAACGACGAACATCAACTACTCGCAGAAGAACGGGTTTACGGATGGCACGTTTATTTTGCCTAATTCTTCGCAAGTTTGGTTCCTCAACTACTCGCAGCAGCCGGATATTCTGGAAGGTTTCGAGGGGGACGCTGTGGTGTTTGACGAGTTGGTGCCTTGGCATTGGGTGGAAACGGCAGAGTACCGGCTGGTGACAAGGCGCGGCAGTCGCGATACGGGTAAGATGCTGATCACGGCCACTCCGATCACCGGGTGGACGCCTGTGGTGAATGATTTCGTACAAGGCGCGAAGGTGCTGGAGACGAAGCCTGCGAGTTTGCTGGCTAATTCGCCTCCCCCGGTTGGTGTGAAGCACGGGCGTATGCCTTACGTTGCGGAGTGCCTGAAGGAGAACAGCAAGGTCATCTGGTTTCACACGGAGATGAATCCGTGGCAATCGCCTGAAGAGATGAAGCGCAGTCTGGCCGGTGAGAGTACGGTTGCGATTCGGTTACGGGCATACGGCTGGTGCGAGAAGGCGACGGGCAACTGGTTCCCGAAATTCGGACCGGATCACATTGTGAACGCGGAGGACGTTCCTGCCGGTGGCACGAATTATATGTGTACCGACCCTGCCGGGAGTCGGAACTGGTCGGCCCTGTGGATGAAGGTAATGCCGGACGGCAAGATGTACGTTTACCGCGAGTGGCCCGACATGGATACGTTTGGCGAGTGGGCGATTGCCGGTGACAAGGTGGAAGGCACTATGGGGCCAGCGCAGAAGCCGGAAGGGCGTGGCATCAACGAGTACAAGGAGACGTTTCTGGAACTGGAAGGGGACGAGAAGATCGAGGAGCGGTTTATCGACCCAAGAGCGGGCGGCAGCGCACAGGCTACGAAGGAGGGCGGTGTGACG